CTTCTAGTCATATTAAAAAGCTAAAGAAACTTAAAACAGAAATGGTAGATAGATTGTATTGCGAGTATTGGCTATTTGATATAACTGATAAGATAGAAAGAAAAGAAATATACAATACTGGTATTGATCATTACAAAAACTCTTACCCAAGAGATAAATACGCTATTGAAAAATAAATAAAAAATTGTATATACAAATATGGTACCAACACTTCCTACGAACGTTCCAGTTCCAGTTCATATGCAAAAGACAAGTGCATTGAACTTTGATAAACACGCCAGTGATACATTCACTCTTATTGATGATTTTGTTCTCGATAAGGTTCTTGACAATATTATTCTAGTCCGTTATGTTGATACTCCTGATAGTAATCAAACTGTTATGAGAAATGGTATTCTTGTACCAATTGATCACACCAAGGCTGCCTGGAGAATTGGACAGATTATTCTTGCTGGTCCAGACTGTAAGAATGTTAAGATTGACGACTACGTTTGCTTTCCAAATGACAAAGGTATTCCAGTCTCTAATGTTGTTGTTAAGGGATTGGGTAAGATTAAGCAGTCTATCTTCTTGGATGAGACTCGTATTTTCGGTGTTTGTTCAAAGGCAGAGCAACCTGCTTCTACTGTTGTCTGATAAATAATTAGGTGAAAGTAAGCCTAAATCAGTTAAAACTCTTATTACAGCAAAACGTAGTTGAGCTTAAATTCGCCAGGCGCAGACCGCAGCCTGGCGAACCTCTTTTTAGAAGAATGCTTTGCACTAACAGCTATTCTCTTTTAAACAGTACAAAAGGTAGAGTAGCTCTAAACTACAGACCACCTCACCAGCAGTTAGATTATAGTCCGGAATTAAAAGGCTTGGTTGTTACTTGGGATATATTTGAACAGGATTACCGTCAAATAAATGTTGCAGCCTGTCAGGTAGTTGCAACAATAAAGGCTAACGATGAGTTTTGGAAGTATTATAATGAGAAACTAGCCTTTATGACAGAGAAGCAGAAAATTGACTTTATGCGTATCTAGAATAATTAATATTTGTGATAGATAGTCTTGTACTAGAGCAAAAACTTCAGAAGCACTTTCAGAAGAATATTAAAATTCTTTTGAATGAAAAGGTATTGAGAACAGGTAAGTTCATATTATTTGCTCCTAAAGAGTATTATTTGGTATTTTGCATAAATTCAAATAATAAAAACAAGTACTTGGAAATACCTTTACCGTTCAAGATTATAGAATCAGAGGCTACTAACGAGATAATATTCGACTACAAAGTAGAGCTCCTAACAGATGACATCACTCTGAAAATTAAAGTCGACGAATATTTTAAGCTTTATAAGTCCAAATATTTAAACAATAAGCTTGCTTTTCATTTTTCATGACACTATACTAAACGTAGTGAAACAGAAAGACATCCTATCAGCATTTCCAAGCAATCACACTCCTCGAGAACAGCAAGCTGCTGTCTTAAAAAAGATGGAGAAGTTTCTTCGTGGAGATAAAAAGTTTCTTATCTTGTGTGCTCCTACCGGGTCAGGTAAGTCTTATATTTCTCGTACAGTAGCTAACTTGACTGACTCTTGCAGCAAAGACTTCAAGCATTTGGTAGATTCGTATTCCATCTATCAGATGGATCAATCCGGAGAGTTCTCTAATCAAGAAGAGATTGATAAGCAGCAACCTTTCGGTTCAATGGTGTTGACTATCTCTAAGAACCTTCAGAACCAATATAAAGAGTTCTTTAGCGATTCTGATATCCTTAAAGGTAAGTCTAACTATCAATGTACTATTGACGAGACTAAGGATGTTGAAATCGCTCCTTGTGTTGTTGTTGGTAAGATAAAGGATGATTGTTGGAAGAAGTGTATTTGTCCATACTATGAAGCTCGTAATCGAGTTGTTACTAGTAACTTTGGCATTCTTAACTATAGCATGTTCTTGGCTTTGCCAGATCAACTTAAGCGTAAAGAGCTTTTGATTTGTGATGAGGCTGCTGAGCTTGAAGATGAATTGGTTAAGCGATTTGGTTTTGATATTAGCTATGAGCGTTTGGCTCAGCTTGGTATTCATACTCAGAAGCTAGCTACTGATGTACCTAATCGAGTCATTGAGTGGCTTACTAATCTCTTGAGTGTTATTGAAGAGCAGATTAAAATCTTGACTGAAAAGCGTAACAAGAAAGAGCTTACAGAGTCTCAGCAGAACAAGCTTCGTGGGTTGAATAATGTCTTGCATTCAGTTAAGACTGTTGTTGGTCATTGGAATGATTGCAAGTATGTTATTGAGAAGTCTGCTACTGCTGTTAACTTCTCACCGTTGAAAGTTGATAAGCTTTCTAGTCATATCTTTGATCATGGTCAGAAAGTAATTCTGATGTCTGCGACGATTATTGATCCAGTTAACTTTGCTAAGAGTCTTGGCATTGAAGAGTATGAATATATTGAGATGCCTTCTTCGTTTGATCCTAAGAAAGCTCCTATCTATGTTCATACTAAGTACAAGCTTAATCATGCTAACCTAGAGCAGAACTTGCCTCATGTATGTAATATTACTGAAGAGCTACTTAACAAGTATAAAGAAGACAAGGGTATCGTTCATACTCATTCATTTAAGATTACTGAGTATGTAAAGGCTCGATTCGATAATCATGGTGATAGAATGCTTTATCGTGAGCAAGGTAAGACTAACGAAGATATTGTTAAAGAGCATGTTGAGTCTGATAAGCCAACTGTACTTGTGTCTCCGTCATTGACACATGGTGTTGACCTTAAGGATGAACTGGCTCGCTTTCAAATTGTATTGAAGCTACCTTACTTGCCTCTTGGTTCTAAGCGAGTTGAAACTTTGTTTAAGCTCGATCCTGATTGGTATGAAAATAAGATGCTAAGTAGTCTTGTGCAGGCTTGTGGTCGTGGTATTAGAACTGAACAGGATCACTGCGATACTTATATCTTGGATGGTACAATTAAGTTTGTACTTATGAAGTGTAAGCACAAGTTGCCTCAATACTTTATTCAGAGGTTTCAATAACATACCTAGCTAGTACGCTAGTAGTCATATTCTGTTTCACATAGCTGTATAGTTCTTCTAGAAGCATATCGTACTCTAGAGGTACTATACAGCTTTTCGCATACTCATTAGTAGCAATAATAAGCTTTTTTGGCCAATTAAATAAGGTATTCTTCGGGCAATTTTCTAATCCAATAAAATAAGGTATACATCTATTAGCTAGAATCTCATAATGTCTTAAACAATCCCAACCACCTTTTTTAAAGGTAACCCCGTAATAAGCTTTGTAATAGTCGTAAAAGTAAGTATCTTCTTTCTTAAAAATATAAGTTTCTGGTTTGCCAGGATAAACACAGCCGAATAGTTGAGACTTATTAAATGGTATATATGGCATTAAAACTTCATCTGGTACTGCCATTGCTATTGGTTTTATATCTGCTCTCTCACTTACCATTTCTCTTTTAAAGTAGATACCCTTTGAGATAATAGACTCTAAAATTAGTTCGTGGTCATCTCCATCTATAAAGATAATATCTTTCTTTTTATAAGCCTTTAGCACATCTTCTAAGAACATTTGATCTCTCCACACAGAAGAAAAGATTACTTTATCATAGAATTTGTTTAAGATTTTGTTTCTTATCTCTTGTGGAAAGTCTATAATGGGGCCTTTCTTTACTTTACTACAAACAGTAAAGCCTGGAGTTTTAACTATACCTTCCCATTTGCTATTAACAACGAACTTATCATCCCAACCTATGCCTTTTAAGAGATGAAAAGGAGCAGCATATGTGTACAATTCAATATCTTTTCTATCAGCTAGCCCTATGTAGAGCATATTAGATAAATAGTCTGGTTGTGAGAAGTTGTTGATAAATAGAACTTTCAACATATAAAAGCCTGAACAATTTATAAATATTTCTGTGAGAGATCAACCATTCTATTTTGAGATAAAAGATCTGATTACGCAGTTTGTTGCTGCATTTAACTCTGTAGTTATAAATAGGTACGATAAAGACAGAGTACCTGATGAGAAAAAGTTAAGAGTATCGTACGTATATGCTCCGAAACAAAGAGTAATTCAAGATTTAGTTAACAAGTCAATGCATTTAACTTTACCAGTTATTGCAGTAACTATTGGAGGTATTCAGAGAGATAGCTCAAGAGTCTTTAATAAGATTTTAGGTTCTTTTTATGCCAATAACGGTGTTGGTACTACTGACTACTTACCTCAACCAGTACCAATTAACATAACAGTTAACATGAGTATTTTGACAAAATATCAAACTGATATGGATCAAATACTCAGTAACTTTGTACCTTATAGCAACCCGTACGTAATTATTTCCTGGAAAATACCTCAAGCCTTCGTTCAAGTACCACAAGAAATAAGAACTGAGGTGTTATGGTCAGATAGTCTAAATATGACATATCCTACAGATATTGACAGTACAACCCCTTACCGAGTTGCTGCTGATACTTCTTTTACAATTAAAGGTTGGTTATTTCCTAAAGATCAAGGCCCAGTTAACAATATTTTCGTAATCGACGCAAATTTTATACCTGTATCTGGATTTGATGTATATTAAAAATGAGTTCTACAAACTACCCACCATATAGTTCGAATCTAACCGAAACGATATACATCACAGCTGCATACGTTTCTGGTGGGGATACCTACTCATTACCAGCCAGTTCTAATCTAACTGAAACGATTCTTATTACTTCAGATTATATTTCTGGAGGTAATACTTATTCTTTACCAGCAAGTTCTAATCTAACTGAAACAATTCTAATTACTTCGGAATATGTTTCAGGTGGCAGTACATACTCATTACCAGCTAGCTCTAATCTCACCGAGACAATCTTTATTACTGCAGATTACGTTTCTGCAGGAAATACTTATTCTTTACCAGCAAGCTCTAATCTTACTGAAACTGTTGTTGTTTCAGCCTTGCCGTGTATCTCATATGTTCACTATTCAAGATATGGTAAGAGGTCGACTTATAGAGATGTAACAATTACAGGTAACTTCTTATTCCTTGATAACATTTATCTTAGCGCTAATGATAACTCTCTCTTTACTCCATTAACAACAGAGTATGTAGATTTCTTTTCTCCTGAGAACCTTGTTTCCTTAAGATACTTACCTACAACTGTTTACAATCTTACTAATGCGTATCCAGCAATTTCTGCAGTAAGAATTGCTAACTTTACAAAGATTTCAAATACAAAAGTATTATTTACCTTACCACCACTAAGCAATTTCGAAGGTGGTACTCAGATTAATTTCATTACATTTAACAAGTCAGGTTATTGTATTTCCGATGGTATTACAGTATTTGATGTTAACCCTGTTACACCTACACCTACTGCAACTGTTACACCTACACCAGTTACACAAACACCTACACCAACAACAACATCTTCTCCTACAGTTACTCCATCAAGTACTCCATCAAGTACTCCAGTACCTACACCTACACCTACAACCACTCCAGGACTTACACCTACAATTGGTAATGCAATTATTATTACAGGTGTCGGAAATGACTTCTGCGTTTATGGTTGCTATACCTTAGCATTTGTAGGTAGACTAACTTATTCGCTATATATTAACGGTGTATTGTATAGAGTAACTGATGACGTAATACAATATACAAACAATATAATCCCAACATCTCATTTAACTTACTTACCATCCCTTAATGGTTGGTACTTGCAAGGCTTGACTCCTCAAGGTGTAATTAACTACGCTTACAAGCCAGGTGGGTTAGGATATGATATCAATACATCGTTTACAGTAATGACTGGTGGTGGGTATATTAATTCTAATGTATTCCCATTCTGTTTCACTCCTTCAGTAACACCAACAAAAACATTAACTCCTACACCAACAATAACTAGTAGCGGTACTCCTACTCCAACACCTACACATTTGTAAGAATAAATTGAAATACCTGTTCTAAACAATAAATAATTTTATGGCAATTGATGGTTCATCAAAAAACGACACAATGGGTCAAGTAATGAATATGATATATTCAAAGCTACCTTACACATCCCCTTTGAATAATGTCGATCCGTTAGATGTAATTAACCCAAAGTATAAGTTGTTTTATGGAATGGGCTCTAATAAAGCTCAGATGTTAAATCGCCAGGCTGTTTCAACACCAAAGATGGATACACACCCAATGGGTGGTATTACTATTGATAAGAACTATAGCCAGTTCATGTATGCCAACGTCGACTTTGATAAGACTCGCCGTTTGCTTGAATACAGAATCATGGCTCAGTTCGCTGAGGTTGCTGATGCTCTTGATGAAATTTGTGATGCTTTTCTTAATAAAGATGAACATAATGAGATTGTAAAGCTCAATCTTCGTAACTTTCAGCATGATGAAAAGGTTACAACAATTGTAAACAAAGAGCTACAAAAGTTTTTACAGAAGTTAGATCTTGAAGGTAAAGGTTGGGAGTATATTAGAATGCTCTTAATGGATGGTGAGTTGTATTTTGAAAACGTAGTCAGTCAAAAAGAGCCAGATAAAGGTATTCTTGGTTTCATTAACATCCCATGCGAACTAATTGACCCTGTTTACGAAAACGTTCAGAATCTTCTTATTAAGGGTTACCTATTACGCAAGCCATTCGCTGGTAATTCCAAGACAGAAGCTAGCAAGAGACAATCTACCACTGGTAAGTTCGAGTTGATACCAATGGAAAAGAATCAAATTCTTTATATCAACTCTGGTATTTGGAATCAATCAAAGACAATTCGTGTACCATTCATTGAAAATGCTAGAAGAGCCTATCGTCAATTATCATTGATTGAAGATTCTATTATCATTTATCGTCTTGTAAGAGCTCCAGAAAGATTGGTGTTTAACGTTGACGTTGGTGACATGCCAAAGCCAAAAGCAGAAGCCTACTTAAAGAAGTTGATGAATAACTTCTGGAGTAAGAAGAGCTATGATGCCTATAACGGCTCTCCTGTATTGACTTACAATCCACAATCCATGATGGATGCATTCTGGTTTGCTAAGAGACAAGGTGGTGAAGGTACAACCGTAACAACCTTAGCAGCTGGACAGAACTTAGGTCAATTAGATGACTTGAACTACTTTATTAAGAAGCTCTACAAGTCTCTTAAAGTACCAGTAACAAGACTAAACCCAGAAGATACAACTAATGACTCTGCTACAATTCTAAGAGAAGAGCTAAAGTTTGCTAACTTCATTATTAGATTGCAAAGAACATTTGCTGCAGGTTTGCGCCCAGCATTTATTACTCAGCTTAAGCTCAAGGGCTTGCTTGAGACATATGAAATTGCTGAGAGTGATGTTCAACTAGAATTCGTACCACCAACTAACTACTACGAACTAAGACAGAACCAAATTCTTGAACTTAAGTTTGCAAATTTCGGTCAAGTATCTTCTAATGAAATGTTTTCTACTTCTTTTGCAATGAAGAAGTACTTGGGCTGGTCTGATGTTGATATTAAAGCTAATAGAGAGTGGCTCAAGAAGGATGCTGGCTTGAAATGGGAGCTTGCACAGATTGTTAATTCTGGTCCAGATTGGGAACAGAAACAAGCTGAACCTACTTCAGCAGAAGGTCAAATTGCTGGATTCGGAGGTGGTGGCGGTGGTGGTGCTCCTGGTGGCGCTCCTCCTGCATTTACTCCTCTACCTGGCGCTGAAGGTGGTACTCCTGCTCCTGGTACAGCTCCAGAAGGTGGCGAGGCTGCTGTCCCAACCCCAGCCCCAGGCGCTGAAGCTTCTGCTCTACCAACCTAATTAACATATGTCAATACCTTGTAACCCAGCATCATATTATTATAACACAAATCTCGACACTAAGATAAATTCTTATGTAAGATTAGCTCAAAGAATTGGCTTCCAGCTGGGAGCGCCAGTGCTAAAACTAGAGGTCACTCAAGACATTGTATATGAGAATATTTCAATAGCTTGTGAGCTTTTTACCAAATATGCTGGTTATACTGAAGAGTATCTTATTTTTAATAGTGCTTTGTATGATACAAATGCTGGTGTTAAGCTAGATACCTTGTTTACAATCACTCCTTTGATGAGTGCTTTGTCAGCGAACTTTGACTATGATTTAGATAATTATAGAAAGGTTGTTGATGTTTTCTCTCTTGAGCAAGGTACTACTACTGGCACTAATACATTGTTTACTATTGAACAAACATTAGCTCAACAGACCTATTTTAACTATGCTCTTGGTAATTACGGCTTTGATCTAGTTAGCTGGCATATTACTCAGATGTATATGAGCACAAGAGCAAAGACTCTTACTCAGTATTATTATTTCTATTTTGATCCAAGAACTCAATACCTAAAGATTCTACCAGACCCATCTATACAAACAGTGACAAGCCAATGGTTTGGTTTAATTGGTTGTTACGTTGAACGTCAATTAAAATACATTGTCATGGAGCCTTGGGTACAGCAATACTCATTAGCGCTCACAAAGATAGCAATTGGCCAGATAAGAGGTAAATATGCCGGACAAAGTTTATTCGGTGGTGGTACTGTAAACTATAACGACATGTTGAGTCAAGGTTTAGCAGAGAAAGAAAAACTTGAAACTCAATTGTTCACAAAGTCTACAGCAGGATTCGGAGATGCCGAACCGCCATTATTCTTTGTTGGATAATGTTCAAAGTAGGGCAATACAAAAAAGGAATTTACAAACCTGTAAACAGGGCAAAATATCTTGGTACACAAGACCCTGTTTACAGGAGCAGTTACGAGTTATATTTTTTCCGTTGGTGTGATAACAATCCAAGAGTACTAGAATGGACTTCTGAAGCAGTTGTTATCCCTTATAAATCTCCCCTCGATAATAAATTTCACAAGTACTATGTAGACAATAGTATTGTTTATAGAATAAACGAAAAGACAGTAAAGAAGTTTCTTGTTGAAATAAAACCCTCTAAGCAAACAGAACCACCGAAGCAGCACGGTAATAAAAAGCAAAGCACATATGTAACCGAAGCTACTACATATGCTAAGAATATGGCTAAATGGGATGCTGCTAAAAAATGGTGTGAGGGTAAAGATTTCGATTTTTTAATCTTAACAGAAAAAGAACTATTTCCAAAGAAATAATATGCCATTTATAGATCAACACAAATTATTATTTGTACATATACCCAAGTGTGGCGGTACTTCAATTGAAGAGAAGTTTGGTATTGCAAAAGAGCGAGATGAAAAAGCTGGTTATAGCTGGTACACAAGAAAGATTGGTGACAGATTTTTTGCTCCTCAGCATTATACTCCAAAGCTTATTAAACATTTTTATCCTGAGAGATTTAAGAACTATAAAAAGTTTGTAGTTGTAAGAAACCCTTATACAAAATGTATTTCTTCATTCTTCTATCAAGTAAAAAAAGAAGATTGTAATGAACAATTTTTTAAGAAGTGGTTTCATTTCTGGTGTGAAAAACATTACTTAGTTGATAAGGTTGATTTATCTCAAGCAGCATATTTTGAAGACATAAAATATGATTATGTTTTGCATCAGGAAACTCTTAACGAGGATTTTAAGAAGATGGCAAGAGAACTTAGCTTTGATGGTACTTTACCTTATGCCAATAAAACAAAGTCTATATCCCCATCTACTTCATATATCAAATATATTGAACCTTGTACAATAGATTTTATTAATACATTCTTTAAACAAGACTTTGAATTATTAAAGTATCCTGTAATACCCGGAATTGTTACAGGAAAATAAAAAAACTCTGAAAAATATCAACAAATACTATAAATAATTTTATAACTATATGCCACACAGACTTTTAGTTGAGACTCCAGACTTTGGCAGCTTCACATATATAAAAGAAGAGAAAAATCTTCGTGATGGAAAAGGTCCAAGATTGTACATTGAAGGACCTTTCATGATGGCCAATGAAGTCAATAAAAATAGACGTCTTTATGATTTAATGGAAATGGTCTCTGAAGTGAAGAGATATTCCGATGAAATGATTAAGTCAGGAAGAGCCTTAGGGGAGTTAAACCACCCAACTACTGTTGATATCGATCTATCAAGAGCCTGTCACAGTGTTCAAAATTTAAGACAAGAAGGTAATTACTTTGTTGGTAAGTCCTTAGTATTAAGTACACCAATGGGTAAGATTGTACAAAATCTTATTGATGATGGAGTAACTCCTGGAGTATCAACAAGATGTTTGGGTCAGTTAGAGCCAGATTCTATTAAAGAAGATGTTAATAGAGTTAAGAACATGAAGCTTGTTGCTATTGACGTAGTTGCAGATCCTTCATGTCCAAAAGCATTTGTAAACGGTATTCTAGAATCCAAAGAATGGATTTTAAAAGATACTGGTGAGTTGGAAGAGGCTTATAATAGGTTCGAGAAGTCTATTGGTAATTTACCTCGCAAAGAGGTCGATAAATATTTGAGAGAGCAAGTATTAATTTTTATCAATAAGCTTAAATAATTATATGGACACTCAACTTATTAAGTCATTTATTAAGCACGTTGGGGTAAAAAATTACTCAGAGGCTAATAAATATTTACAACAAGTCTTAGATAATAAGATTAAAAGCCGTATTAAAACAGCTTTAGAAAAACCACTTTTTTAACATA